AGGAAGCTAGACAATTAGCAGAAGATAGACAAGACACATTTTATGTAATGGATGCAGGAGCATTAACAGATTCAATTTCAACCGTTGTTAATCAAGTTAATTCAATTGATTCAAATTATACTGCAACATATTTCCCATGGGTAAGAATTGTAGATGCTGGTAAGAATAAACCAATATTTGTACCACCATCTGTAGTAGTTCCTGGAGCATTATCATTTAATGATTCAGTGGCAGCTCCATGGTATGCACCTGCAGGATTAAATAGAGGTAGTTTAACATCAGTAATTAATACATATGAAAAATTAACTCAAGCAAACAGAGATGAATTATATGAGTCAAGAGTTAATCCAATAGCAAACTTCCCAAATCAAGGAATTTGTATATGGGGACAAAAGACTCTTCAGTCAAGACCATCTGCATTAGATAGAGTTAATGTTAGAAGATTATTAATAACTGTTAAGAAATTTATTGCATCATCTACTAAATTTTTGGTATTTGAACAAAATACAGTTGAAACTAGAAATAGATTTTTAGCTATAGCAAATCCATATTTAGAAAGTGTCAGATCACAACAAGGATTACATGCATTTAGAGTTGTAATGGATTCCACTAACAATACCGCTGATTTAATTGATCAAAATATTTTATACGGACAAATATTTTTACAACCAACCAGAACTGCAGAATTTATAGTATTAGACTTTAATATTCAACCAACTGGTGCTTCATTTCCAGAATAAAATTTAGGAATTGAATATTTATATAAAAGAAATAGGAAAACAAAATGGCATTAGAACAAGAATTACCAGGAATAAATCAAAACGAATTATTTGATAGAGCGTTTGATTGGGAGCCTAAATATACTAATAGATTTATCATGTATATTGGCGATATTCCTACTTATATTATAAAAGCAGCTGCCAGACCTTCTTTAACTAATGGTGAAATTATTCTTGACCATATTAATGTTGAGCGAAAGTTAAAAGGTAAAACCAGATGGCAAGACGTTTCAATAACATTATATGATCCAATTGTACCATCAGGAGCACAAGCGGTAATGGAATGGGTAAGATTACATCATGAATCATTAACAGGTAGAGATGGATATAGCACTCAGTACAAAAAAGATATTAGATTTAATTCACTTTCACCAACCGGAGAAATTATCGAAGAATGGTTGTTAAAAGGAGCATTCATAGCAGATTCAAACTTTGGACAAATGGATTGGTCAACAGAAGAATCAGTTCAAATTGAATTAACATTGAAATATGATTACGCTGTATTAGAATTTTAATTTTATTTATAATGGGAGTAGTTATATTATACTCCCATTTTTACTGTTTACTATATTTATAATAAAGTTTTAAAAAGGAAAGTTATGGCAAAATTAACAGATCGTTATTCAAATGAAAATCTAATAAACTTAGCAACTAAAAATTACGACAAAACCAAAAAAAGCACATTACCAACAGAAGTAGTAACATTAGCTTCTGGAGGTAAAGTATATCCAAAAACAAATCCATTAAGTTCTGGAAAAGTAGAAATGCGTTATATGACCGCTTATGACGAAGATATACTAACAAATGCATCATATATAAAAGAAGGAATTGTTTTAGATAAGCTATTAGAAGCACTTATAATATCAGACATTAATATAAATGATATAGCATCAGTAGACAAAGATGGATTGCTTATACATGCAAGAATAGTTAGTTATGGTAAAATGTATCCAGTAATAGTGGTAAATCCAAAAACTGGAAAATCATTAGAACGTGAAGTAGATTTATCAAAAATTTCTGCGATTGATTTTCAATTAGAATCTGATGAAAATGGTGAATTTGATTATATAATTAATGAAGATTTAACATTGAAATTTCAATACGCTGCAATTACTGGAGAACAAACAGTTTCAGAAGCATTGCAAAAAGCTATTACTCAAGTAAATAAATCTAGATCTGCAGAAGAAATAAAACATTTTATTCAATATGAATTTTTAGCTGTAGATGCTAAAAAATTTAGATCATATATTGCAGATAATGCTCCTGCAATGAATTATGAGTATGAATTTGAAGGTGAAGAAGGAGGCACCTTCAAAGCAAGGTTTCAGCCTGGAACAGACCTTTTTTGGTTTTAAACCAGAAAATCGTGTTGACTTACACGATCAATTATTTAATATTTTATGGGCAGGAGAAGGTAGATGGACATGGAATGATATATATCATATGCCATTATTTCTTAGAAAATTTTATGTACGAAAGTTAAATTCCATATATGAAAAACAAAAAACTGCAGAAAAACAAAGAAAAAAGAAGCCAACCCCTAAAGATAAAATCGCAAAACCTCCTATGTAAATATTTATATAAAAAGATATTTGCATGAATATTCCTTACAATTACATACAAACATTAAAACAACTTCCTATAATCGGCCAAACAAATGTAGGCAATCCAAATATCCCCTCCGGAGGAAGAACTTTAAAACAACAACTCGAAGAGGAACTAGGATTTGATCTTGGTGAGTTTGTTCCTGGATTACAAGAAGCTATAAAACTTAGTAATAAATTAGATGATTCATTTGGAGATTTAGCATTAAGTTCAAATAGTCTTATACAACAATTTAGACGTCAAGCTAAAGGAGTTATTGAATTATCAAAAGTATATACTATATTCGAACAACGAAATAAAGAATTAAATAAAGCATTTGGTATTAATACAAAATCTGCAGTAGGATTAGGAAAAACATATGATACGTTAGCTAAAGATTTTGGAGTTTCTGGACAAGCTACACGAAAATATGGACAAGAATTAAATAAATTACTTCCTGGATTACAAAAAACTGTAGCTGGATCTGGAAAACTAGGATCTAGCTTAGTTAAACTTCAAAAAGGATTTCAAGCAAATTTAGGATTATCTGGAGAAACTGCAAATAATTTCATTAGATTTGCTGGAGGTTCTGAAGAAGCATTAACGTCGACGTTAGAAACCGCCCAAGCGTTAGAAAAAATTACTGGTCTACAAGGATTAAATCGAGATCTAACAAGAGATTTATCTAATTTAGCACCACAAATACAATTGCAATTTTCTAGAATTCCCGGATCATTAGAATTAGCTGTATTAAAAGCAAGAACTTTAGGAGTATCATTTGGAGAAATAGCAGCTATAGGAGGTAAACTATTAGATATAGAATCATCTGTTAATGATGAGTTAGAATATCAATTATTATCAGGAAAGCGATTAGTTGACCAAAATGGAAAAAGTTTAACACAACAATTTAGAACAGCAGCAATTCAAGGAGATGCAAATGCTCAAACAGATGCACTAAATAAAATTTTAGAAACTCAAGGAGATACCATAGAAAACAATGTTTTTGCAAGACAACAACTAGCTAAAACATTAGGAATTGAAGAAAGTAAACTATCTGCTATGGTTCAACAAAGAAGGTTGTTACAAAAACTAGGACCAGAAGCTGAAGGTATATTAGAATTGCAAGGAGAAGATTTAGCTTCTGCAGTAGATGATTTTAAAGCTAAAAATAAAGATTTAGCAGGTGATCTAGATAAACTATTAGAAGTAGCAGATACAAGAACAACAGATGAGCGATTAGTTGATGTTTTAGGTTCATTAGAAGCTGCACTTTCAAATCGTCAATTAGATAAATTATTAAAAATTCAAGTACCAACGGGAGCAAAAGATGCTGACGGTACCGCTATTTTAAAAGCTGGAGGACTAGATAATTTGTCTAAAATATCATCTGTATTTTTAAAATCGTCAACAAAAGTTACGAGTGAAGTTAGTAATTTTGTGAATGCAGGACAAACCTTAACTCAAGGTATAGCTAAAAGTTTTGGTCGGCTTTCTGTTGCATTTGACAAATTAACTCCTTCTTTAATGACATTAAATGACGCTATACCAGTTTTTGGTGACTCTGTTACTAAATTTGTTGGTTCTATTGGTAAATTGATTAATCAAGCTGAAACTGCAAAAATATCTGCTGCAGAAAGTCCATTAGGAACAGTCCCTACAACAGATAGTGAGGACGCACTCATACGACTAAATGATGCTATACTATTTAATCCAAATGATAAATTCAATATAGTAGCATCAACTAGTCCTGGAGCATTAGATCAAGCAACTGCAGATATATCAGGGAGAGGACAATCGTCAGGACCTTCAGCACAAGAAATTGGAGCCGCAGTAGCTCAAGCATTGCAAGGAGTTAATTTATATGTATCACCAAACGAATTAGCAGCAGAAATGGCTTTTAATTCCTATAATATAAACGCTTAAGGAAGATATGGCATTAACAAGACCAAATAATTTTGAAAATACAAATAAATGGAACTTTGCAATTAAATACTCATCATTTATAAACAATATTGTAAAGCCATATCTAGTAAATTCAAACTTAACACCACCATATTACCAAGGAAGTTATCAGATATTTAAAACAACCAAACAAAACAAAGTAAATAAACATAATTTATCAAATCAGCCAGATGGATTAGGAATATCATCAACTGCTAATATAAATTTAGCATCTCCATTACCCAAGCCAGGTCCTGCAGGAACAAAATTATCTGAATTAACACCAGAAGAGTATCGAACAGCAGAAATTAGAAAACCAATAAACTTTGGAAAAGAAACTACAATTCAAAAAATTGGAGCTATAATACCAATTGGAACTACATTAAATGATGATACAATTTCTAGTTTAGATAGAATTGTTTCAAATCACACAAATACAACTGATGCGACAGCATTAGGATCTATTGGAGCTGCAGCTGGCGCTGGACTTGCTAGCAACTTAGGTATTCCAACATTAGGACAAGGATTGGGCGCAGTTGCAGGAGGATTATTACCTCCAGTATATGCAGCAGTGCCATTTTTAAATTTAGGAAAACTACCAATTCTAGGTGGAATGACACAAGACTTTAGATCTAGAAAAGGCTTTGGAAGCGTATCTGATTTCGTAGGTAAACGAATAGATGGCACAGCAGCATCTCTAGATACAAACAATAAAAAGAAAAATAGAGCAATAGCTTATGCAATTGCAAGTGCAGCACCAGGCGGAGCATATACATTGTTTAATCGTGAAACATTATATGGAGAAGGAACTCCAGGATCTCCATTGGCACTACGAAATGATTTTACAGCAAAATCAACAGTAACAACAAAATGGATAGGAGGAGCAGTTAAGAATTGGAGATCTACTCAAAATCCTTTACATAAAGCTACAGAATTTCGTGGGGACAAAGTAAATGTTATAGATTTCAGAAAAGGAAGTTATGATGATATATACAGATGGAAACCTTCAAAGATTGATATAAAGGATAAATTAGGCGGAAAAATATTAGGAGCAGTTATTGATGACCCTGGTGTTACTCAAGATTATATCAAATTCTTTTTTACTGGCCCTAAAATTAAATTTAATAAAACCGGTGAAGATGATATCATGACATTTCGAGCTAGTTTAACTAGTTTAACTGACACATTTAATCCACAATGGAATCCAGTACAAATGATAGGAAGAGCAGATCCAAATTATCATTATTCTGGTTACGGTCGTGACATGAACTTAGATTTTATTGTATATGCAACAGATAGAGACGAATTAAAACCAATATGGCGAAAATTAAATACATTAGCAAGTTATACTGCTCCAGAATATACTAAAGATAGTATTGCAATGAAAGGTCCATGGATGCGTATAACAATTGGAGATTTATACAAACAAACACCAGTATTTATTTCAAGTTTATTTTATACATTAGTAGATACTGACACAACATGGGATATTAATATTGAACAAGATACCACAAGAATGCAAGTTCCAAATAAAATACAAGTTTCCATGGGATTAACCGTTATTACTGATTATCTACCAGAAAAAGGCGGAAGAATTTATTCATTAAATAATGGAGATAATTTAACTGCTACTGGAGATTTCAATTGGTTAAGTGATGCAGTAATTACCCAACGAACAGGATCAGGAACATGAGTAGATATACAACCACCCAACAGATAAAAGATAAATCTGGTAAAAGAAAAGCAGAAACAACTATATTACCAGTAGTTCCTATATCAGAAGATGATATATACATACAAGTAACATCTCCAGAACGATTAGATTTATTAGCAGATAAGTTTTACAATGATGTTAGTCTATGGTGGGTAATAGCAACTGCTAATGCCTTAGGAAAAGGATCATTGTATGTTCCAGAAAATACTAGATTAAGAATACCATCAGTTACAAAAATACAAGATGTAATAGAATCATTAAATAATTCAAGATAATGTTATGCCAGGAGATATATTTTATACAGAAGTTGATTCAAATTTAAAAAAGGAATTGAATGCTCGTGGAAGATCTGGGTTTAATCGTTCTGCTAAAAGTTTAAATTTCATGTTAGATAAAGTAGCTAATGTTCAATTAGCTGCATATGATGGATCTGATAGAAATACAATAATCGGAGATTCAGTAATCGGTCCAATTGTATCTACTGCAACTGGTACTGCAATAAAGTCATCATTTCTACCAGATAGTTATTTAGATACAACTTCTAGAACCACAGACATAGTTACCAATCTAGACTTAACATCATTTCAGATAAAAAAAGATGCAGGAAAGTTAAGTGTAGTGGGATCAGCTACAAAAATAACAGGATCTGCTCAAAACGTTAGTCAACGAATACCACCGGTAATAACTGCATGTAGCATGACAATATCTGATAATTCTCAAGCAGCACTAAACAAAGCAGAAATACAAATATTAATACCAAATGCAGATGTTGATTTAGATACAATAGAAAAAATATATTTTAGGCCTGGAAGACTTATACAACTTCGTATAGTACATCCAAATTCTGCAGTTATAACAGGACAATCATTAACTTCCGGAAGTGTTCTTCCTAGTTTCAATCAAATGAAACAAGAAAATTCTGATTTAAAACTAGAAACTATAAATAAAATAAATGAAGTACATTTTGAAGGAGTTATAACTTCATTTGAATTTAGTTATGAACAAGATGCATCTGTATCTGCAACTATATTTACAACTGGTATTAGCAATGTATATACAGATTTAACAATGTTAATTAATGATCAGCCATTTTTAACTTCATCATTAGGACATTCGTATGTCGATGGGGATATAAGTAAAAAATCAATTATATCTGGATCTGCAGATGCTGACGAACAAAAAAAATCACAACGAAATACATTATATGATTCATTAGCAAAAGAAGTTTTTGATTTAATTGGTATTAAAGAAAAAGAAAAGAATTCTGCAAAATTTGTTGGATCTATGTATTCAAAATTAGGAAATGCAAATGAAAAAGAAAATAGTGATAGATATATAGCAGTTACTGATTCATTTGATTCAGAAACAAATTCTGATAGAATTTATTATGTTTCGTTGGCATATTTAATTGACTTTATTAATCGTACCATAATAAGAAACAACAAAACAATTGATAGTGCAAAAATTATATGCAATGATATATTATGTAAAAGTAATTATTATGAACATCTTGTTTCTTCAGATCCTAGATCTATTTTATTATTTGGTAAAAATACACAAACATATGGAAAAGAAATATTTGGAAATAAGTTACTGCCAGAAAGCCCATTGCTCAAAACATTTTTAGAAAAAAATCAAACAGAAAATTATTCATATCCGTCAAGAATATTAATATCATTAGCATGTATTCAATCTATACTTGATAATATTGATCCAATTGAAGAAGTAACTGACAACAAACAAGAAATACAATCAGGAGTTCAAATCAAACATTTCTTAAGAAGAGTTTCAGATAAAATATCTACCGCTACTGGTCGAGCAATTGACATGAAATTGATATGCCATCCAAATGATACAACAATGTCTTCGTTATTATTTTATGACGCTAATTTTGCAGGAGCAGCAAATAAACAACAAGAAGTAGTTCCGTTTTCTGTGCCAATGTTTGCAAACCATGAAAATGGAACAATTGTTCGTGAATTTTCAATTAAAGCAAAATTACCTGGATCTGCAAAAAGTTTAGCATTTGTATTAAATGATGGCACAGATGTATCAGAAGCTAAAATAGCACCATTTCTTCAATTCATGTATCAAGATGATCTTACATCAACAAACAATGCTGTTAAAGATATGATAAAAGATCATGCAGAAAAACATATTCAATATCTTGAAGAATTAAATAATAATAAAATTGAATTATCAAATAGACCATATGATGCAACTCTTCAAGGAAAATTAAAAGCAGCATTAATAAAATACATACAATATCCAAAAGAACGTATTTCTGAAAGTGTATTACTTGGATCACCACAGTTTCCATATGAAGTTACATTTACAATTGATGGAGTTGCTGGATTTAGATATGGAGATGTTTTAACATTTGAAGGAATACCAAAACGTTATAGAAATAATACTGTCTTTAGTATAAAAGATATTCAACACAATGTTGATACAACTGGTATGTGGACTACAAAAATATCTTGTATAATGAGACCAAAATTATGAGCAGAAAAAAAGTAAGATATACTAAAGACGAAATAACAAATAATCTTTATACTACTGGACAAGAATGGATGACAATAGATAATGAAGAATATATTGGATTATATCATAGATATTCAACTGGAGAAGTATATACTTCTGCAAAATGGAATCCTAACAAATCAATTGAATTAATAAAATTTAGGCAAATACCAGAAGGAAACAAACAATATAAAAAAATTAAAAAAAATATTGAAACTAGTTATACTGCGTTACAACCAAGTCGTATAACAATTACCCAAAAAAATATTAATGATGGATATGTAGATCGTTATTTTGCTTTAAATGTTGTAACAAAAAATATCATAGAAATTAATTTAGATCAACAAAATGAAATAAACGAAAAAACTATAGATCCTAATTTATACATTACAGTATCATTAAGATGGTATATAACTGGAAATTTACATCCAATGGTAAAAAATGGAGTAACTATAAAATCTGTATCAGAAAAAAATAATGATCAAATTATATCTGCAGCAAAAACAATTTCAGATATTAGTAAAAAATTAACAAATCTAACAGAATATTATTCTGACACTACCTATATAGTTCCAAAAGATATAAATCCAATTGGATAATTCAAAAAAAATTATTATTATAGTAATGTATGATAATAATTGACGATCCAATAGAACTAGAATCGTTAATACAAGATATAAAAAAAGAAGAATTTGTTTTAGTAGTTCCTATACTAACAGATCATCAACTTCACCCTTCAATCAATAAAATATCTTGTATATACGTGTATTCTAGTAATGAAATAGAATTCATTGTCCCTATACATCATACAGAACAAATAACCGGCTTTAAAGAGCATTTACATCAAGTTCTAGATCTAGAATCGATATTTGTTCATGACAAAAAGTTATGGTTACAAATGGGCGGAAATAATAATGTTTATGATGTAAAAACTCTATGGTGGTATACATATGGAGAAGCCTATGATGATAATCATTATTTTACAAATGCTCATAACTTTTATTGGAGAAGACACACTAATCTACAACATGTTAATACAATTATTCCTTTAATGAAACATGGAGAAATGTGTCAAAAAATACGTAAGTATGCAATGCCAATGATAATTAATTCAAAATTATCAGACTCATATAAAAAATTTAATAATTACTATCCAAAGATATTTTCTGAAATTGAATCTAAC